GAATTGAATAAGAGTGATTTGACCATTCGTCAGGGTTCAAATGAGATGCTGTTCAAAAGTCTTGACGAAGCTCAGAAGATAAGGTCTTATGAATCTAATTATATTTGGGCAGAAGAACCATCGGAGAGTAGCTATAGGGATTTTACTCACATGAGATTGAGTTTGAAACGAAAGACGGATACGATGAATCAGATGTTTCTCTCATTTAATCCGATTTCCAAATTACACTGGTTGCATAAAGAGTTTGTAGAGTTATTCAACTCCGAAACCACAGCAATAATGCACTCTACATATAAAGACAACCCATTTTTACCAGAAGAAAACATCAGAGACTTGCTTGACCTTGAACAGAAAGATTATACATACTATAGAATTTATACATTAGGAGAATGGGGTGTGCTTGAAAATGTCATTTATAACAATTACGAAATCATAGACATTAACAAGTGGCCTGACAGTTTTGATGAAGTGATATATGGATTGGACTTTGGTTTTAATAGTCCATCGGCATTAATAGAGATTGGGTTTAAAGATGGTGTTCCGTATGAAAGAGAATTAATTTATAAAACAAAGCTTACCAATAAGGATTTGATAAGAGAGATGGATGCGTTGAGAATAGATAAAACTTGTTATATGTTTGCTGATAGTTCTGAACCATCACGAATAGAGGAAATATCGGATGCGGGATACAATATACATCCGTGTAAAAAAGGAAGGGATTCAGTAAAAATGGGCATTGACCACGTGAGGTCAGAGAAATGTTTCATTCTCAATACGAGTGTAAATTTGATTAGAGAAAAACAAGGATACAAGTACAAAGAGGATAAAGATGGAAACGTATTTGATGAGCCTGTGAAATTTAGAGACCATTTGATGGATGCAGAAAGGATGGCTCGGTGGACATATCATGAGGAATTTACTGGTGTGAGCGAGGGTGTGGTGACGTGTTAATTTTTGGGATGTCATGATGATTAAGATTTATGGAAAGAATGCCAAGTGGATTGGCGAGATTACGACACTTAACATAATGGTTGTTGGTTCCACAGAGGAAGAAGCAATTTATAAATTGTGTCATGTGCTGGAGCATTTTTTGATTGAAAGTTATCGTAAAGGCAAACTCAGGGCAATATTAGATGACCAAAGATAAATCAGAAATAAGATTGAAGTTACAAAAGTGTGATTTTTAAAGAAAGATTAAAAAAGGAATGACCATGAATTTGTTTAGGAAAAGCAAAGAAGAACCAAAGGAGCCGTTTTATGGAGGAGGAGTTACAATTTCCAGCGCTCGATTTAAATCTCCGTTAAGTCAGGTTATTGCGAAGGCGGAGGAATCAGTCAAAAAAGGCTCGAAGCAAGTCACTGTGTCTATAAAAAAATGGGTTGATATAGAACAGCTTGCGGCGCATCCGTATAATCCTGATTATTTTTATGAGTTATACGAATCGTGTGAGCCGTTTGCCGCTACGGTTGACCAGATAGCTGTAGACACCGCCGGATTGGGATGGAAACTCACACTCAAAGAGGGTAAAAAGGAAAGTCAGGACGAAAAGAATAAAATAGAGGCGTTTTTGAGGCATCCTGGCGGAGATAGGACGCTGAGAGATATATTAAACACATTGATTCGAGATTGGGGAATAACTGGCAGGGCGGCAATTGAGGTTGTGAGGAACGCTAAAGGAGAGGTTGCTGAAATATATCCTGTAAGACCTGCGACTCTTTGGATTCATAAAGACAGGGAGAAGTATTGTCAGAAGGTTGGATTAGAGAAGGTTTGGTTCAAGCGGTATGGACTTCAAAAGGATTTTTCAGCCGAAACTGGTAAGGAAGGAAAATTCAATGAGAAAGATAGAGCAAATGAGATTATCATGTTTGAAACAAAATTTGGAAAGAATCCTTATTATGGAATACCTAACATCTTACCAGCTTTGCTTGCTGCGGTATGTTTGAGGGAGATAAGAAGTTTTAATTTGTCCTTTTTTGCCAATTATACCGTGCCTGCTATGGCAGTGGTATTGACTGGGAGATGGAAAGAGGGCACAGCAAAAGCCATAACACAATTCCTTGATGAGAAGATAAAAGGCAGTGAAAGTGCTAACAAGACCATTGTTCTTGAAGTGCCAAAGGAAGGAGGTGCCAAGTTTGAGCCTCTTACGAAGTTTGAAAAGGAAGCATCATTTATAAAGTATGAGCAAGGTCTTGAAGATAGCATTTTAATGGTTTATTCAATGCCTCCTTATAGAATTGGTAAACAAGTGGTTGGAAGGCTTGGTGGAACGAACATAAGAGAAGCGACAGAGATTTATAAAAATTCTGTGATTGAACCGTTGCAAGAAAAACTTGAGAACATCATCAACTTTATGATTATTGAGAAAGGTCTTAACTGTGAATGTTATGAATTTAAGTTTAACAATCTTGATACAAGGGATTTGACTGATGAGATAGAGAGAGCGGTGAAAGAGATTGAGCATGGAGTGAAGACACCGAATCAGGTCAGGTCAGAAGTTTATGGATTGGAAGGGTACAGCGGTGGTGACAAGTATTACATAGGTCAGAGCCTCATTGAAGTTGGAGAAGCAGAAGTTACAAAGCAAGATGAAGATGACATGGAATTGATTGATGAGGTGGTGAGGTTGAGGAAGGAGATAGAGAAATCAAAAGGAGATGAAAGTTGAGTAATTTAGTTTGCGTCTTGTTGATACTGATATCGTATATAATTAATGCCTTTTGTGATGCCATAGACCATGCCAAAGGAGCAAGTGAATTAAAGACGCTATGGCATTTGTCTAAAGCTATATCGTATGGAATTTTAATTAGTGTAATTTTATTTCAAATGGATGTGGGGTGGAAGGTTTGGGCTCTCGTATGGTTAGCTCTCTGGATTTATTGGGAGCTTTTTTATAGAATATTTATAAAGCTTGAAGCATATCGTTTGGATGACAAATTTGACATATCACTTTTGAGAAAGATTTGGAGATATTAAGTGAATGCATTGTTATTTCGAAACGAACAGAGCAAATATGGGACGTTTGGAGAATTGTATTTAGAAGGAATGGGCAGGTTTTGTTATACCGCAGAGCCTCCATGGAGAAACAATAAGCCGAATCTATCTTGCATTCCCGAAGGTGATTATAAAGTTGTGATGCGGTTTTCTCCCAAATATGGATGGGTGTATTGGATCACAGATGTGGTTGATAGGACTTGGATATTAATTCATCCAGGCAATTATGCTGGGGATAGGAAATTAGATTTGAAGACTCACACTTATGGTTGTTTGTTATTAGGTAGAAAGATAGGCTGGTTGGGAAGGCAAAAGGCAGTTCTTGTTTCACGGGCTACAGTCTTGCGATTTAATAGTTTAATGAATAGACAACCGTTTAGGTTGAGAATCATCAATATGTATAAATATGTTGATATTCATAGAGATGAAACATTAGATTGAGGATTATCAATATAGAAAAACAGTTAATCTTGGGAAGAAAGAGATGAAAAATGTTGATGAAATAATTGAGGAGTTGGACGATTATGTTGTGCATTTCCTTTCATTGGACATTGAAAATCAGCCTGTTCAAGTTAGAGTTATAATGACAGATTTTATTGACAGGTTAAGAAAAGCGCGATTGGCGGATAAGGGATTAGAAGACAAGGCGGAGTTGTTGGGAAAGGATGCTTATGAAAGGTTTGCTTCGGCATTTGATTGTGATACTCATAAAGGGATTCCTGTTTCATGGAAAGGGGTTCCAGAGAGGAATAAGAAGTTAATGATAGCAGTGTGTAAGGAGATTTTGAGAGGGGGGTTATTATGATGGATGTTATGAGTTCTTTGGGAGCTATTTTTTCTGGAGGGTTGACTGGAGTCATAGGGAGTGCTGTATCTGGGTTTTTTGAAATTAAAAAGGCAAGGCTTTTATATGACCACGAAAAGAACAAGTTTGTTCATGAGGAGAAACTTGAAGAGCTTGCTATGGATGCTATGAAGATGGAGTGGGAAGGCAAAGCCAAAGTTGCTGAGATAGAAGCTGAAGCTGAAAAAGAGAAAGTTGCTGGAGAAGCGTTTGATACGTCTCTTAAATCGGACAGAGCGACATATTCAAAAGGTCTTGACTTTGCGAAAACTAAAGGCGGTTGGTTATATGCGGGAGCAATGGTATTTGTTGATTTTTTGAGAGGAACGTTGAGGCCTGCAGTTACTTATTATTTAGTAATTTTAATCTCACTAATGTATTTCAATTTTATGAGAGAAATAGATACAATCAAAATTACAAACCCTGAGATGGTTGCTGAGTACCTTGATAAGGTTGTTTTAGTAATTTTATACGTTTCGACTTCTGTAGTGTTGTGGTGGTTTGGTTCTCGTCAATCATCCAAATTGACAGATAAGATTTTAAATGGAAAGAAATGACAAGGAGGTGAATTATGGAGTCAATGATTTCTCTGCCGGAGACTGTTTCGGTGGTAGTTGGAGTGTTTATGCCAATTCTTATTCAGTGGATTAAGAGGAAGGTAAAAGCCAAACAAATTCGGTTTTTGATTGCTTTGGTTTTATGTGGGTTGACTGGCACGGTTGCGGCGCTTGTTGCTGGGGCTGAATGTTCTTGGGCAAATGTGGTTGAATTTACGACCATTGCCTTTGGCATGAGTCAGATTGTCTATAATGCGGTAAAGAGCTTGTTTGTTTGAAGGGGGAGCAGTTTTTAAAGCATTCCAATCCTCTTTTTACTAAGGATTGGAATGCTAAAAAATGAAATAAAGGGGGTAAAACATTCTTATGTTTGGACTGAGTTATACTGAGGTAGTTTTACTTGGCTTCTTGTTCACTGTATTTATGGTTGTGATTTCAACCGTTGCCTCTTACGTTGGCACAAGGGTAGGCACTCGGAAAGATATTGCTTCCCATGAATCAAGGTTGAATAAGGCGGAAAGAGAGATTGAGGATTGTGTAGATGAGAAGCATTGTGATGAGAGGAGGGATGTGCTTAGCAGGAACATTGAGCGGGTGGAGAATGCTATAGCGGAAAACACGAAAGAGCTTAGGGCTGCTTTTACTAAATTGGATGGCAAACTTGATAAATACATCTTAAATAACAAAAGGTAGGTAAATCGGAGATGAGGAGTACAAGTAAGGTGGAAAGTGTGTTTTGTGATATATGTGGTAAAAGACTGACTGGAGGGAGTCATTCCCACTATACTTATTATGGCAGTGAAATTTATGTTGATTTTAAGGCTGAAGTGTTTTTTAAAAGAGAGTTTCCAGGACAAAGCGAGGTTCCGGACATTTGTGAAGAATGTGCGGATAAGCTTATGAAAAATATGAAAAGATGAATTCTGTTTTAACAAATGGTTTTACGGAGCGAATTGATAATTTACTTTCTGAGATTATAGAGAAGGTTAATAGGAGAGAGCTGTCTCAGAGAAGGTTGCATAGGCTTGCCGATAAATGGGAAGTATTGTATCGGAAAAAGGTTGCTGAATGGTTTGAGGTTGTGCGGAAGCAAATTATAAGAGACCTTAATAAAAAGTTTATCAAAGCAGCAACCCCTTTTAAAATCACTTCCAAACTTACAGACTGGGATTTTATAGAAGCCAATGGAATTGCCACAATAAAGCCTTTGACCCTTGATATAATGAAAGAGGCTGGTGACGAGTCGTTTAAGTTGGCAGGGATTGAGGGGTCATTTGATGTTTTAAATCCCATATCTGTGGAGCTGGCAGGCAAGATTACTGCTAAGATGGTTAGGGATGTTACTAAAACGACAAAGCAGGGAATAGCAGAGGCGATTAAACAAGGAATCGTTGAAGGCAAGTCCATGCCCACGGTAGCAAGAAATATACAGCCACTGATTGGTTTGACAAGACAAGGGGTGAAAGCTGTCGGCAGTTATAAAGAATTTTTGGAAAAGAAGATACCGCCGTTAAAAGCTTCTCAAATTGAAAAGAAAGTGAATTTTTATAGAAAGAAATTAATTGAGAAAAGGGCTGAGTTGATAGCAAGGACAGAGACGGCGAGGGCGATAAATGAGGGAACGATTGAGGGATATAGACAAGGCGGTATTAAAAGGGTTGAATGGGTGACTGCGGCTGGATGTTGTCCTGAATGTGATGCTCTTAATGGGCATAAATTTACATTAGAAGAGGCGAGTGGAATGATGCCTTTGCATCCTGCTTGTTTAATAGATGCCAAATCTCCTGTTTTTACAAGCAAAGGGTGGAGAAGGATAGTGGATATTTCGGTGGGAGAGTTGGTATTGACGCATAAGGGAAGATTTAAGAAAGTTATAGAGATTCACAGAAGCAAAAGGAAAAGTCCAGATGTAGTTAAACTGTTTTTAGGAAAGAAGCACGATTTGGAAAGAATACTGACTGTAACTGATTATCATCCGATTTTGATTGATGGTGAATGGAAACCAGCAGAAGACGTTAGAATTGGTGATGTTGTTTCTTATCTGGCTAATAAGCGAGTAATTTCAAATCATGAAGATAATTATGAATTTGTTTCTTTAGAGGTTACAAATATTAAAAAATGGAGGATTAGGAAACCGAGGACTTTATATAATTTGTCTGTTGAGGAGGATGAAAGTTATGTTGTAAAAGGCTTTGTAGTTCATAATTGTAGGTGTACTTGGATCAGTGTGGAAGAACCCCGTAGGATTCCTGAAGCTCCTAAATGGAAACCTATGGAAACTATGGAAGAGGCTAAAAGTTGGGCGAGAAATCAGGGATTGATTTTAGATTCTCCTTTTCCTAAAGAAGCTGCTTTAGAAGGGATTAAAAGCAGAAAAATGGATTTGATTACTCTTAACCGAATAAATGAACAATTTTTTCAGATTCAACAAAGGATTAAGCCGGAATTGGTAAAATATTATAAGAAAGAGGGCATAAGAGTGTTTTCTGTGAATACTGGAAAATATGGTCCGCCAGGGGTTTCAATGCCTTTAAAAAAGGGTGCTATGGTCGGTATTGACCCATCAAAATCAATTTCAGTTTCCAATGCTAAAAATTTTGTTGATGCATCAAATGATGGCATTGTGAGACATGAATTAGCTCATGCTTTGGAACATGTTCTTCCTCATGAAAAAGCAGTTATGAGTGGATTATTTTCTATGGACTATTTTGCTTCAGAATATTCTAAGATTAATTTTAGAGAAAAATGGGCAGAATTTGTTACTAAAATAACAAAACCAGGGTTTAAGATTTCCTCTTTGCCAAAAAACGCACGAAAAGTTGCGAGGTATTTTTTAAAATGATGTATGAAACGAGACAATGCTTACGATGTAGTCACATTAAAATGAATGCAAAAGTTTTTCCAATTTGTAAGGCATTTCCAAAAAGAATTCCCGATAAAATTTTGAGTGGGAATTTTGACCATACAAAACCGTATCCAGGAGACAATGGACTACGCTTTGAGGAAAGAAAAGAATAGAGGAGAATAAAATAGTAACCAATGAAGAAAGAAAGAGAGATTTAAATCGTTCAGCATTTAAGCTGATAAAATTTCTTTTGAGCACAAGGACTTGAAATTGGAGGAATGGCATTGAGTTTTCTCCTGATAGCACAATTATTGCTCTTCTATGAAATAGAAGCGACCATAGATAGGATTATCGGAAATCATTAGAAATTTAATTAAAGGAGGAATGAGAAAATGGATAAGGTGTTTTCGGCAAGAGAGGCTGCTGAGATTTTAGGTATTTCAAGAACAGCGATTGGCAAACTTCTCAAGTCTGGTGTGTTAGAGGGTAAGAAAAATGAAAAAGGGTATTGGGAAATTACGAAAAATGATTTGGATGTTTATATTGCCTCTGATAATGAGCCACGTACAGATGCTATTAAAGAAGATCAGGAGAAGTTTTTTGGAGAAGAACCCAAGCCTTCTCGTTTTGTAATGAATGATTATGTTCCTGGCATGTGAAGAAGGGAGACTGAAAAGGATGAAAAGATGTTTTATCTGGATTCTAATATTATATTTACTTGAGAGGGTAGAAAGTGCTTGGCCTGAAAAGGCGATGCATCATAATTAGTGTTTTCTGTTCTGTTTTTTCGTATAACATAACAGAATTATATGATGCCGAGCTGGATATATTTCCTGAGGCACCTTGTTATTTTGTCAATGCTGGGCGAATGCCCAGGCAGATATTAAAAATGGCAGATTATGCGAGGCTAAGGAACCCAGATTTAACTGAGAGTCAAGCATTTGAAATTGGAGATGCCATCTGGGAAGTTTCTTATGATTATGATCTGGAACCCGAATTGTTAATGGCCTTGATAGAAACAGAATCTAATTTTGGGGTTAATGCTGTTAGCAGAATGGGAGCTAAGGGTTTGACTCAGGTAATGACAAGATTTTTAACGGGCAAGAATGTTTGGCTTATGGAATTGGAAGAAAAAGGGATTATCAGTGAGGAACACGAAATTTTTGAAATCAAGAAAAATATAACTGCCGGGGCTTATATATTGAGGTTATGTTTAGATTTAAGTGATTCTTTAGAAGAGGCTCTTTGGAGATATTATGGTGAGAAGTCTTTGTGTTATGCTAATTCAGTAATGACAAATTTGAAAAAGATAAAGGCGTATTAGATATGAGAATAGAAGAGGTTTCTGAGGATAAATTAAAAGAGATAGCTGATGCCGAGTTGTATCAGTTAAGGCTCCGCTCAAGACAATTTTATGAAAAATACACGTTATTTGAAAAAGATAACCTTTTCATAAACGTGGATTGGGAAGATTTTTTCAATAAGTATGGGGTTCTCATGTCTGAATTTGAGATGAGGGGTTTGAATTTCAATAAATGGGAAATGGATTCTGTTTTGTATTCGAGAATATCTCTGGCAGAAGATTTTCAAATTAAAGTTCTTGGTTCAATGGCTCAGACCAAATCTCCGCATGGAAATCACTTTAGCCTGTTGATATCAAGGAGAGGTAAGAATATATTGGTTGACCCCGCTGTTCACAGGTCTAAGATTGGTGAAGATATTGACTGTATAGTTATTACTCAGACAGACAAAGACCACTGGATTTATATTAAAGAGTTTGAAGGTGTGCCAGTGTATTCGGTTGGTGCGATTCTTGACGCTCTCCCTCCCAATGATTTTCATCCTATGTTAAGACCGCTGGGGTTTGATGGTCTTATAATACGGCCTATTAAAACTACTCATAAGGTGGGTGCTCCATCTATAGGAATCAGGGTTGATTTTGGGGGCATTAAAATTTCGATTTTGCCTGAATTCTTATACCTTTCAAAGGCCGCAAGAGATTTAACAGCAAAAACCATTTGGATAGCCGGATGCGGAGATTTTGAAGGTGATGATGAAAAAGGCGGCAAGCTTTCTTTTGTGTCTCTTATTCAGCTTGCTGAAGAACTGAAACCAAGAATGATTTATCTGACGAATCTTAGAAAGGATATTATTAGACATAAAGATAAGGTAAATGAAGTTTTGAAAACCTGGAAAGGTAGAATATTGGAGGATGGCGACATTCTCAAGATAAATGATTTCAGAAAGGTAACGTGGAAATTAGGAAAGCCCGCCTATAGAATATTTGAGATTGAAGATTTGAAGAATACGCCCTATTTTGATAAAGGTCTGGCACTTGTAGAGGTGAAATTTGACGGTGTGAGGACAAAGATAACAAAGAAAGGGAATACTATTAAGATTTTTACTGACCCGGAGGATGTAGAGAAGCCGGATAAGACTGATAGGCTTCCTTTTCAAGTTGCAGAGCTGAAAGATATGGAGGATGATTTTGAGGGGGATTCGGAGATTGTTATCATTGAAGGCGGGGAAGTTCTCCATAGAACAGCAACAAATGCGTTATTGAATTCTAAATTTGACCCTGAAGAATTGAGTGCCAAAGCTCACATTTATATTTTTGATATTCTTAAATACAAAGGGGAAGACGTTTCAACTTGGCCTTTGAAAGAGCGAAAGGAATTGTTAAGTAAGTTTAAGGATACCGAACATATTCATTTTGTGCGTGCGACTTCCGATTTAGAGAAAGATGCTTTGAGTTATAGAGTGAATCTTGAGAGACCTTCTGAGATTAAGAAGGCAGTTAAAAAGATTATGGGTATGTCCCGAAAGGGAAATAAATATCCCAAATTCTTGGCAGAAGGTGTTATGATTAAGTTATTAAATGCACCTTATGAAGAACCTCAATCGCATTCAATGGTCAAATGGAAGGAAAAATTTGAGATTGATGCTCTGGTTATAGAGAGATACCAAATAGTGAGAGAGAAGAAGCTTACTCAGACATTCAATTATTTGCTTGCTGTAGGTGATATTTCTAAAGAATGGGCTGAAGCAATTGAAAGAGCCGATAAGAATGCGGTTGTAAAATTCAAAGGGAAATATTACAATGTCATCGGAAAATCGGACAATACGAACCAGAAAGTAGAAATTGGCTCAATTCTCAGGGTGGCATCCGAAGATGTTAATAAATACGAAACAGCCGACCCAAGATATCCTTATTATAAGGCTTATGTCTCCATTGTAATGCAACCGGTGCCGGAAAAGAATGTTCCAGATAGAATGGAGGTGCTTGAACGACTTGCCGAGTTGACTCCGAGAAGGGAGGCATTTGCAAAACAGTCTATTAAGGATGATGTGAGGATAAGTATTAAGAATGGCAGAATTCCTAAGGAAATATATGAGAAGTATGCGAAGAAAAATGAACCTCTACCAAAGGAGTTTTACCCTGATTTTGAAGAAGGGATAATGTGGGCGCAGTTCCATTTTAGAGGCCTTGAACCAGACGACACAAAAAAGTGGGAACAAAAAAAGATTAGTTTAGCTGAACTTTTAAAGGGTCACAACATGCATTGTGACCTCAGGATGAAATTGGGGGATAAATTTGTCCAATGGGTTTTGACTGAAGATTCTATTGATGGGTATATGAATGCTCTTAAAGGGAAGAGAGACCCGAAAACGGGTAATGTTAATAAAGCCCTTTGTCTTGTAAAGCCATCAGCTGAAGAGCCTCGAGGATTAAAAAAAGAGGATAAAATAAAGGAAGCATTATTAGATATGGAGTCTGCTAAACGTGTTTCTGAACTTGCTTTATTAAAAGAGTCTTTTATAATCAGAGCAGGAGATGTTGGAGCAACTGCTTATAAGGATGCCTGGATGCAGGCGATATGTCTTGGAAGAGTGAAAGCGGGTCTTCAAAGGGATGATGTGCATGAGTATTTCTTTTATCCTGAAAAGTGTAAAGATAAAGAAATATTAAATGGCCGATATATAATTCGATGTTTTAAAGTGGGAGGAGGAAATAACAGATGGTGGTTTTGGAAGTGTAGTGATAATCCATTGCCAATCGACCCTATTGAGCACAAAGCACAAAAAAATTCGTATTATCCGATCCCCGCAAAGAAAGTAAAAAAGTTTGGGAGAGAGAGTTATAGATGATTGCTTTAAAATGTTTCTATTGTGGAAGAGAGCATTATAGATATGGAGGTGGTCGGTAGATGCCTTATCAGATATTGGCAAAACAAGAAAAGATTAATAGTCCTACCTTTGCATATCAAGCAGTTTATGGAAGAGAGGATTTTTGCCTGGTAGGGGTGTTGGGCACAAAGAACATATATGTGATGGAGTTAGTGTGGATGAGCATATAAAGTGCGAATGGATTGAGGAGCTTAATAAGATTCCAGGAATAGAGATGCGAGCAAGCTGTTATGATGATAAAACGGAAGTATATACTGATGATGGTTTTAAATTATTCAGAGATGTTTCAACTGACCAACATGTTTTGACTCTAAATCCTGAAAGTCAGAGTCTTGAATGGAGTAAAATAGTAAGAATATTTAAATATCCTTATAAGGGGAAATTAAAAAGATTCAAATCCAAGAGTTTGGACCTTTGTGTAAGTCCTGACCATAATATGGTATATACTCTTCATTGGAATAGGAATAAGATTCATTTCTCGACTCCGTCTAAGATGCATAAAAAAGCTATGTTTTTGAATAAGGCTAATTGGACAGGGGAATCGTCAGAAAAAATAAATATTAATGGTAATGATTTTAATATGATAGCGTTCTGTCAATTTATGGGCTATTATCTTTCAGAAGGTTCTCTTAAAATGCGGAATGGGAAAAAGACCGTTACTAATTCTGAGTTAGCTACTAATTATTCTATTACAATTGCTCAAAGCAACGATACAACTCGTGAAGAGATGAAAAAGAATCTATTAGGATTGGGTGTTAAGATTAGGGAGGGTTATAAAGCAATATATATTTCTGATAAACGATTAGGAAAGTATCTATCTCAATTTGGTAAAAGTTTTGAAAAATTTATTCCTTTAGAAATTAAAAAATTAGACCAAAAATATATTAAGGTTTTTCTTGATGCTTATTGTGTTGGTGATGGACATATAAGTCTCTCCCACACATGGAAAGGAAGTCGTTTTTCTGAAAGGAGAGTATTTACAACATCATCTAAACGAATGGCAGATGATATTGGGGAACTTTTGATAAAGATAGGACGGTGGCCCCATTATTATTTGAAAGAAACGAAGGGAAAATCCCATAAATTTGGGAACGGTGTTTATAAAATTAATCATAATGTATGGACAATCACAGATTGCCGTTCTAAATTTATTTGGAAATATGATATTAGCGATGAAAAATATGTGGGATTTATTTATGATTTGGAAGCCGCTCATAACCATATTTTATTAGTGAGAAAAAATGGACGAGTTGTTTGGTCTGGAAATTGCGAAGGGCATTCTGATGAGCGGGTTGCTTACATTGTATTTAGGTTGAGGGATGGGGTTAAGATACACCCTGTTGATATTGTTGCTGAATTAAATAAGAGAGAGGGACTTTATTCTAAGACCGATGTTGGTAGTGAAGGCAAATCAAGAATTGTTGTTGCAGGCAAAACGTATTATGGAAAGCCAGGGTGGGAGAAGTGGTGGGCTGGAATGATTGAAGATTTAAAGGATGTAATGGGTAAGGTTTCTAAAGATTCTTATTTGGGATTTGAAAGGATTCGGGAGCTTTCTAAAGATGGTGAATTTCAATACCTCGAGTTTGATACATCAGAATTAGTCCCTTTTGTTTGGATACCTGAATTTATTTCTCTTGCTGGTTCTGTTTTGTACGAAAGGGAAGATGGTAGAGAACCAAATGATATTGATCTTATTGTGAGAGCGGAAGATGAGGGCGAGGATAAGTATAAGGTGATATTAGATTCGGCATTGAGATTGAAGATTGACAGGGTATTGGAAGAGCAGTTTGGAAATAAGTCAAAGCAGTGGGTAGGAACAACATACGGTCCGAACTGGCGTTATCAGCCTCTCTTTGATTTGGTACTTGTTCCTCATAAGCCAACTGAAATTCGAGAAGTGAATGAGTCTGAATTTCGAGATAGATATTATAAAGACAAGGGGGCTGATATTGAGAAGTTGCATTTGGAGGAATTTAGAAGCACAGGTGTTGATAGGGATATAAAGAATCCAAGAGACAGATGGAAGCAACTATTTGCCGACCTGCGTTATCTCTCTTTAGGTTATGCCAGAATTAAAGAGGGAAAAGGATGGGGTGAATGGAAACTTGATGATGTGAAGAGATATTTTGCAAAAGTTGTGGATGCTCTTCGGTCAGTGTATTTTCCTATTTTGCCCCCAAATGAAGGGGATGAAGAGTATGACACTGATTATTGGAAGTTGTATAGAATTTCAAGTAGTTTAATGAAGACAAAGCCCCCAAGTAAGGAAACTGTTAAGTTATGGGATAGAAAAAGAAGCGAAATCATTAAAGAAGAATTGGAAAAAAGAGTTATTCCAATATTTGATATTTCTAAATCGGAAGATGAGCACATTGTTTGCGGAGTTGTTTACGAACCGGATGAGGTTGACACGGATGGACACGAGGCAAGTGCAGAGGAAATTGAGAAGGCGGCTTATGATTTTATGGAAAATGTACGCAAATTTAAGATAGGTCATAGGTTTGAATTTACGAAACAAGTATCTATTTTAGAGAATGTGATTGCACCCGTTGATTTTCTTTTGGAGGGACGTTCTGTGAAGCATTTTGTGAAAAGAGGTACGTGGTATATGGTTTTGAGAATAAATGATATGAATGTGTGGAAGAAAATAAAGTCGGGGGAGATAACAGGGTTATCTATGGCGGGAAAAGCAATGATTTCTTAGATTCAATTTGTTTTTCTGTTTTTTTGTTTTATTATATTTGTATTATGGGAAGAACGAAAATAAAAATAGAAAAGACTTGTTTATATTGCGGTAAAACGTTTACTGTTTATCCATCAGGAAGCTCTCGTAGATTTTGTTCTAAGGAATGTAGTAATAAAAATAGAATGAATAAAAGGACTGGTATAGAAAAAGATTGTTTAGTTTGTGGCAAAGTATTTTATGTTTTTCCGAAAGATAAACATCAAAAATGTTGTAGTATGAAATGTTCTTTCATATTAAGGAAGAAAAAGACCCCAAAAATAAAAATTATATGCAACGGTTGTGGTAAAGAGTTTTTTGTTACGCCTTCACACAGCCATACCAAGTTTTGTAATAAGAAATGTTCCCATGAATATCGAATGGTGGAAAGAACATGTGAGTGGTGTGGCAAAAAATTTAGTGTTAAATTATCAAGAGTTAGGAAAGGTGGGGGCAAATTTTGTAGTCGTAATTGCTATAGTAGATGGCAAGGAAGCGATGAAGGTAGGAAAAAGATGCGTGAGACAATATTAGAGAGTTATGCATCTGGTGGAAGAAAGCCAAATCGTCACTTTAACACCTCAATCGAAGTTGATATGGAAAATGAATTGAAGAAAATCGGATTGAATTACACTCCTCAATACTATATCAAAGGTACTGGTTTTGTGGATTTCTTCTTGTCTGATTATAATGTTATAATTGAATGTGATGGAGACTACTGGCATAATTTAGAGGAACAGAAGAAAAAAGATGTTTCCAGAGATTTTAATGCTGAATTTCTTCATCAATATCCCACATTGAGATTCTGGGAACACGAAATAAAAGAATCACCAAAGGAATGTATTAATAAAATTAAGAAATTTATAAATAAGAGAGAGGCGATATTAGAATAGATTGTTTTTTCACTTGTTTTTTTTAAGAAAATAAGTTAAATTATATATTACTTAGAATTTTTTGGTTTTAGGAATAGACAAAGCTATTGCCTAATCAACAAAAAAGGTTTGTAATAACTGATGTTGATTAGGCATTTTTGTTGGGAGGAGACTACGGTGGCGAAAAGACTCAAGCAAATACAGTTAGATGAGATTTCACTTGTTTCTGCTCCTGCAAACAGGAAAAAGTTCTATATTATAAAGGAACAAAAGTGCCCCGATTGTGGGGGCATTCTGAAGCAAATGAGAATTGATGAAGATGAAGCTTGCACTCAATTGAAATGTTCAGAATGCGGACGTATAATTGAAAGTTCAACCATAAAGGAGGTTTTTGAAATGGAAGACCTTATGAAAATTTACAAAGAACTCACAGGTGACTCGGAAGATTTTTCTGAGGAACAAATTAGCATTTTGAAAGCGATGAAGGAAGAGACCCTTAATGCAATCAAGGGTGCTCTCAATATGCTGAATAAGTACAAGGCAGACATGCCTAAAGATTTGAAAGATGCTGTTGACGTACTTGCGAAGTATGTTACTGGAAAAGCTCCTTATCCATATCCTTATCCTACGAAAAAGGATGCGGAGATTTTAGACCAGCTTATTGAGAAACACAAAAAGGAAGTTGTGGAATTGGAAAAGGCGGGCAAAAAACTTTCCAAAGATACAATTGAGAAAATTAGAAGCGTTATCAAATCGCTTGCTGGTCTGCCCGATGCTATTAAGACTCTCCAAAGTCTGCTTCCTGAGGGGGAGGAAGTTAAGAAAGATACTAATGAAGATGACAAATCTGGCGAGTTAGCAGAGCAAGTCAAGAAAGAATTTACCGATAAGCTTGGTGAAATTGTCAAAAGCATTGAAAAGATGACCGAGGAGAGCAAGAAAACGGCAGAAGAGGTAAAGAAATCTGCTGAGGATATGGACAAACGTTTAACAGTGCTTGAAGAAGAAAAAGGTATTAAGAAGAGCATTGATGGTGAGGGGGATGATGATGAGGATGAGGAAGCGGGAAACTTTCCATCGATAACCAAAGCTCTTCAGAATGGATAATTAGGAGGAAAAAAGAAGTTAAATAATCATACCAACTTTGCATTGAAAGTTTTTTACTTCGTTTTTCTTCTCAAACTAACTTAACAAAAAAGAATGGGGTGAAAAGAAGAATGATTACAAATCAGGATTTACTTTCCAAAAAGAAGTTCATTAAGGCGGCAAGCTTGAAAGCTTTACCGTCAATTGAACTTACTGAGGAAGAAGCCGATAAATTTATTGATTATGTCATAGACCAGTCCAAGTGGAAAGACAATGCTCGGATTGTAAAAATGGCAAAACCCGAAAAGCTTATTAGATACATTGATTTTGCTTCTGGAACAAGGTTTTTGAAACCTGCTGATACATTTTCAAGTTCGGATTATCAGAAAGAATTCACAAGCGATAAGATTACTCTTTCAAGTAAGAAAGTAAGGGGTTGTGTTGTTATTTATGATGATGATCTTGAAGATAATATTGAGGGACCAGCTTTTGCTGACCATTTAATGAAACTTGTTGCCATTAAGGCGGCGAATGAACTTGATGAGGCCTTTTGGGTAGCGGTTAAATCAACGGGTACTCCTTATGACGATACGGACATTCGTGTCCTTTGGGATGGTTGGAGACATTGTTTATTCAATGATACCGTATTGGGTAATGGTGTGAATTTGCTTGATGCGTCAAACAATATTACCGGGCATAAAAGCGACTTTACCAATGCTGGTAAAATTGCAGAGAGGAATGCCACCTCAGGTGTTTGGGAAATCAAATTTGCTAAGATGCTTGCGACTTTGCCTTCAAAATATAAAGCCGCAGGACTTACTAATTTAAGATTTTTCTGTAATGATATTGTGGGAAATGATTATGTTGAGGCTCTTTCTGCACGCTCAACTGTACTTGGTGATAATGCAATTCTCGGCGATGCTCCGTTGAAATATAACAGAGTTCCAATAGTTGATATTCCTCAAATGCCAGTTACTTATACTCAATCAGGTGATACAGGTAGGGGGTTGGAAGAATATGGTTCTGGTAGTTATACCGAATGTGTGCTTACTCATAAAGAGAATTTTATAATTGGTATGCAAAGAGAATTGAAGATGGAAACGAAACGCGCCCCGGAGGACGAGGCTACTTATGCATTTTACAGCATGCGTTTTGATTTGGCTCTACAAAATCCTGAAGCTGCAGTTTTACTCTGCAACCTGACCACCGGATAAGAAACAATGAAACTAAGATGGAGGTTTGAACAGTGAATTATACTATTGTTAATACTGGGAAGGCACGAGATATTTTTGGTCCAAAGGGAGAGCGTTTTTTCATTGCCCGCCAAGAAACTTTTGTGACTACCAGTAGGACTTTTGCTAAAGAAGCTGTTAAACTGCCGGGTATTACTTGTAAAGAGATTGAGATTGAAGAAAGAAGGGTAAGGAAACAATCAACAGAGATAGACAAACAAAAAAAGAATGACTCCTTTCTTAGAAAGATGAGGAAAAGGATAAAAAACAATTAAAAAAAAGAATGAGGTGAATAAATAATGAGCATTAGAAATTTAGCAACGCTTGATAGGGATATATGCCAGCCTTTGGGCAGGATAATCAATGATGCGTTTAAGGATGGTTGGACTGCTACATATACACCAAGCGGTACTTCGGCGGTTAATAATATTGATATAGGGGTTACAGATGCTTGCACGATGTCAAGTGGTTATGCACACGGAATCCATATCTCTATGAATAATACTGGCGAGAAATCGGGTGGTTGTTCTGTTACCCAAGTAAATGGATTGGGTGTGGATTACACCTTAACTGAAGGTGGTGCGGCAGGATTTTACGGGTTTTATACATATATAGGTAAGAGCGGAACTCCAGATTTAGAAAATGCCGCAGTTGCTGGTGCCGTTCTTGATATTGCTGAAGTAGGAGCAACTGATTATCTTGTTCCTCTTTGGTTAAACAAATATAATACTACTAAAGCAACTTCCATTGATGCATTCATATTAATGGCATGTCAAGGTAGTGGTGTAGCGAAAGCCGGATTTGTTTTTCAGGGGACACAATTGCCTGATAATCTAATTGAAATTGCTTCAGGAGCCCGAGATATGTTAGTATTAACTGCTGGGACTTATTCAACGGCGGAAGGATATTTTAAAGTCAGCCTTAATGGTTCGGATTACAGAATTCCGTTTTATGCTGGTACTGATTAAAAAAAAGTTTAATGACATAAGGTTTTAACAAACTTTAGAAGAAGGAGAGAAGTAGTATGAAGGTTAAACTACAGGTAGCGGAACGTATTAATCTATTATCAATTCTGCCTCGTGAGGGGAACTTCATCGACTTGAAAATTATTAGAGAACTCCGTGAAAATCTCAGCTTTAAAGATGAAGAACACGGAAAACTCCAATTTAGGTATCCCTGGAAATGCCCTAAATGTGGGTTTATTCATCAAGTTGTTACCTCTCAAGTAAGTTTTGTAAAATGCCCTGAATGTGGTTCTGGTATGCAAAATACGGGGCAAATTACATGGAATGGTGAACGTGCTGAGGAAGTGGAAATTGAGTTTTCAAATAGGGGGTTTGCTATAATTTCAGAAGCTCTTGAAAAGCTAAACAATGAGAAAAAGTTAACGGAGGCGCATTTCAATCTTTACGAGAAGTTTTGTGCAGAAAAGGAAAGCGTGTAAAAACGAAAGTAGGTGATTGCAATAGATTTTGGACATGATTTTTCGATTTATCCGATTCAAGCCGATTTAACAGCTGATGGAGTTCAATATTCCCCCGAAGTTGAAACCACAACTCCCGATACCGATGTAGTTGTATTGGAAGGTTCTTTTGATTTAGGCTTTGATAGGCTGGATAAGTACACCAAAAATATAAAATTGTCAATACTCTGGGCTTATTTTGAATTTCACGTGATGTTCAAAGCAGACGCCTCTACCACTGCTGATATTAAATGGAAAGCACAAGCTCGAAACAAAGATGGAACTTGGGTTGATTTGTTTGATTATGTAACTTATGCAGATATTGGCACTATTTATGATGAAAAAATTTATAAAGGTTATGCAGACCTTCAAACAAATTTTCAGGAAGTTCCATTTGATTGGAGAATTGTGTTTCAGTGTAATGAAGAAGATGAAGGCCGGGCGAAAGTAAAAAATACCACTTATTATAGAGTTGTGTTTGAGGATATCGATTGATAAGGAAAGGTGAGATGACTTGTGCCTGAGAGTATTGGGAAACGAAATATTAATGTTCTTGACATTGCCACAGATGAGATAAGAGCACGGGATGGAGATGGGCTGAAGCTATATGATGATGGTGGCAACGGCATTTTTATAGAAGATGGTGGCAACATTGGTATCGGAACGGTGGAGCCTAAGACAAAGCTTCATGTTTCGGGCGGTGTGGCTTCATACGATGATGATAGAAACTTAACTTCTCTACGTCATCTGGTAGATAGAAAATATGTGGATATAGCAGTTACTGCATTAGGACTGAGATACTATATGCTTGATACCGACTCTGGAACAGAGGATTATAAGAATTGTTCTTCATCTTCATCTGATGGTGCAGAACAAAGCTCAAGTAAAGCAAGCTTATCGGATGATGATTATATCCTCGGCTGGATTGCTCCAAATGCCAATGAACCAGATAAACTGATAATTGGAGAATATAACTGGAGAATTTATGCGGAAAAAACCGGCGGCACAAAAACATTAAGATTATACTGGAAACTGGTTGAACGGAAAAGCGATACTTCAGAGGTTGTTATCGGAACTTCTATTATTAGCAATGACATAACGTCTGGTAAAAACTCATATATTCTTCCTCTGACTTTGTCGGCAGACTACGATATAGCAAGCGATAGCTATGTTGTAGGAAAGATTTATGCCGATGTATCTGGAAGTGGTTCGGCGCCAAGTGTCACTCTATACTATGAAGGAGACTCCGATTCTCACTGGCAAATACCCGTCAATACAGAGATACTTGATGGCATATACGTTAATATTGACGGTGATACGATGACCGGGGATCTGACAGTTTCTAACCTCTATGTTCCTGATGGTGGATTTGTGGGAATTAGTGGTGCTGACGGCTGGACTTTTGACAGCTCCAATGGTGATATAAGCACTACCAGCAACGTTGGCATTGGGACGACTGAACCGACTGCGGCGTTAGATATAAATTCTGACATTTTACGTTTACGGACAGCAAAAACACCGGCATCATCAGGAGACACAGGGAATGCTGGTGATGTTTGCTGGGACGCTGATTACTTATATATATGCACGGCAACGAACACGTGGCGCAGAATACAACATGCAACTTGGTAAAAGAAGAATTATGATGATTAATGTGGGTAGATACAAAGAACTAATGGTATTGCTTTCCTCTTTTTTATATCTGTGATTATTAGCTTCTTTTTTTAACTCACATAATAAGGATTGTTGATTTGAAAGGAATTTAAAAGAGATGAAAAACAAGAGAAGAAGAAAGACAGAAAAGCAGTTGGAGAGAAACGTCTTGGAATATGAAGAAGAATCACAAAAAGAAAACCCTCCTCCTGATTTGGGGGTTTCTGTTAATGATGAATTAAACATTAAAGAAAAAATAGGATGAAAAGAGGTGAATAAGTATGAGAGAATCGGCACAAACAAAAGAAGGAATCAAGATTCATGGATTCAGCAGAGTTCAAATTGAAGACCCTAAATCGGGAAAGATTGTCGGCGATTCTGGATGGTGTGGTCCAAATACGGTGACCAACTTAGGCATTCAGCATTATCTTTGCGAGTTGCTTGGAAATACCACAGGGTCACTTCAAGTTGGGTATATGGCTCTTGGAACTGGCGGAGCTCCTGCAGCGGGCGACACTACTCTTGAGGGAGAACAAAGCAAGAGAAAAGCAGTTTCGGTCTCTGTCTCAAACTCAAAGACGGCGGTGTTTACAGCAACCTTTGCTTCAAGTGATAGTTTTGTTACCGCAACAAAGAATATTTCTAACATCGGTTTGTTTGCACTGTCTTCAGCAGGAGCTGGTTCAATATTTGCAGGAAATACCTATGCTTCAAGTTCATGTGCGACCAACCAAAACGTCAACACAACTTATGAGGTGAGATTTTCATAATATTAAAATAATGTATTATTATTATTATTATTATTTAATCTTTTTCTTGGTTTTTACTCGTTTGAACTTTTTAGGGAGTCCTCGTTGAGCTAATCCGGTTTTTATGTGGGATTCTTTTACGGTTTCGGTTACTGTATACTTTCTTAACGGGATATTATGTGTTTTGAGATATTTTTTAACGGTGACCCAACAACAGTTTAGTTCATCGGCTATTTGATAAGTGGTTTTATTAAGTTGTATGTATTGTTGAATCAACCATTTTTTGTTTTCTAATTTGGTTCTTGATTCATTTGAAATTCTTTTTCTGTTGTGGAGAACAGCGTGTTGGGATTGTCCTTTAAGAATAGTAAGATTGTTTGGATTATTATTCCAGCGATTTCCATCCTTGTGATGAACTATTTCTTCTGGTTTAAGAAATCTTCCTATTGTAGATTCGACTATTACATGCGAGAGAAGAATGAACCCCTTATTATTAGCATAAGGATGTTCTGGGCATTTAATATATATTCTTCCATCTTGAGAAACGGAAATTGGGAAACGATATCTTGTGGATTTTAATTTATTCATGATGTTCTCCTTTTTTTGGATTGGTTTTTTTTAAAAGGGAAATGTAATAGATCTGAACCAAAAAGTCAATAGTTAATTTATATTTTGTTTTTAAAAAGAGAGAGGGTTTGGTTTTGATGAATGATAAGTTCGATTTTGACAAATCCAAAGGGATTTTACTTGACATTGGTTGTGGAGAAAACAAGCAACCAGGTTTTGTTGGATTAGATAAAAAAGAACTTCCTGGTGTTGATATAGTTTGGAATTTGGAAGAATTTCCTTATCCACTTGAAAATGAATCGTGTTTGACTATTGTGGGTTCTCACATTGCGGAACACATCAAGCCTTGGTTGACGATTCATTTTTTTGATGAATTATGGAGAATTATGAAGATTGATGGGCAACTTGCTTTATCAATGCCTTATGGTGTTTCATCTGGATTTTTACAAGACCCGACTCATTGCAACATGTTTAATGAAGTAACATTTCAGTATTTTGACCCTCATTTTCCTTTATATACAATATACAAACCAAAACCCTGGAAGATTGAAGAAGGCTTCCCCTGCTGGCAAGTATCAGGAAACATGGAAGTTATGATGAGAAAAATGACTATTAAAGAATTAGAAAAGCTTTTAGAAGGATTGGGGAATGGTAAGAATTAAACTTTGCGAATGCGGCTGTGGTCGAGAAGTGAAAGTAGGAAATAGGTTTATTCATGGACATAACAGGAGAAAAGAATGGAAAAAACCTTCTATCTTTTTGAGAGGAATAAGAATTGTCGGAAAATAACAGACTAATTGTAAATACAGATGAGAAGTTGTTTAGTAGGAGGATTCTGGTTGGTGTTCCGATGACAGGTTTGGTGCGGAGCGAGTGGGTAATGGCGAGATACGGACAAGCTATCCCAGCAAATTGGAGCTCTGTAGACATGGTACAATTTATTGACCAATATTCCCCTCTAAAATATCTGGTTGCAGATGCGAGAAATATTATAGCGACGGATTGTGTAGAAAAAGACTTCCAATTTTTGCTTTTCATTGACCACGATGTAATTCTGCCACAAGGGTTTCTATTAGCAGTTAATAAGAGAATTCAAGAAAATGAAATTCCAATGTGGAGTGGATTATATTTTACGAAATCCGTACCGTCTGACCCACTTGTATATAGAGGTCGTGGAAATAGCTATTATAAAGATTGGAAAATGGGAGATGAGGTTTGGGTGGATGGAATACCAATGGGCTGTTTTCCTCCTGGTCAAAAAGTTCATTTAAATTGTGGTTGGAGAAATATAGAAGATGTGGAATCGGGAGAAAGTGTTTTATCCCATACAGGAAAACAGCAAACTGTATATAAAACAATGAAAAGATTTTATAATGGTGATATGATTAGAATTAAGACCGCAAAGTTTTGTGTTCCCGTAGAATTAACAAAAGAACATCCTGTTTTGGCAGTTAGATCTAAAAAGACTCAAAGAAATGGTGCTATAAGAAAGCCCGACAGTCCTCTTCGTCCATATAATAGATATGAACCTATTTGGATTAAGGCTGGAGATTTGACAGAGGAACACATTGTTTTATATCGCATAAACAAGAAAATAGTGGAGAAAAATGAGATACGGTTAAGTGATGGGTTTAAAAATTTAGTTTTTAATGGTGATAAAGTTGGGTTTCCTAATCAGAATAAATACCAAGTAAATTGGGTTAAAAATAGTATTAAAATTGATGGGAATTTAATGCGTCTTATAGGTTATTATCTTGCTGAAGGAGAGGCAAGAAATTCTCAATTGCGATTTTCTTTCAATGTAAATGAACAAGAATATATTGATGATGTAATAAGTCTTGTTAAAATGATATTTGGATTGGATAAAGTAAATAGAGATGAAAGAAACAATGGAGTGAGACTAACATTTTCATCTAAAATATTATCAAAATGGTTCGAAAAACAATTTTGTCAGGGTTCAAAAAATAAGATAATCCCTGAATGGTGCATGTTTTTAAACTCTGATTTACAAATTGAATTATTAAAAGGGTATTTACGTGGTGATGGTCATTATGATTTAAGTAGTTTGAGGAGAAGAATTCTTTGTAATAGTGTTTCTGAGGAATTGATATTACAATTGAGAGAAATCTTTTTACGATTGGGGTATATACCTTCTCACACAAAGGAAATTAATCACGACAAATCTAATAAAGATATATTTAGATTTGGTTTATCGTTATTTGGTGGACATGCTTCTGATTTGCTAAAAAAGATAGAACCAAATTTAGAGTTCAATCAGAAAATAAAAAAGGAAAACGGTTGTGAAGCTTGGATTAAAGATGATTATGTCTGGCTTCCGATTAGAAAAATTGAAAGATACCATTATCAGGGGGAAGTTTTTAATTTATCAGTTAAGAATGATGAATCTTATGTGGTTTCTGGTTTTACAGTTCATAATTGCACCCTTATTCATGGAAGTATTTTAAAAGTGCTATATGACGAGAGTGAGGAATACGTTTTAGGGGGAATGAAGGTTAGAAAAATATTTGAAACTCCTTCTAAAACATTTTACGACCCTGAAACGAGAGGGTGGTTTAATCTGGGAGCTACGGAAGATTTGACGTTATGCACACGGATTATGAGAGATAATATATTTGCTAAGGCAGGTTGGAAAGAATTTCAAAGGAAAAAATTTCCATTTTTGATTGATACTAAACTTTTCTGCCGTCATATTTCATTTGATGGTGTTCAGTACCCCGCTCGTGGGGAAGAGCGACAGTTTATGTGAGTTAAGAGATGAAAGTTAAGAAAGTTACAAATTCTGAAAAGGTAGTCACAGACCCTGTAATGCTCAAGGAGCTTGCACGCCAAAAAATTGATAAAGATTATGTAGAGTTTCATGAGGATTACAACGCTCAGCATCCCTTTGCCAAAGTCTATAGAGACCGAAAGTCAGGAAAGCGGTTTCAGGTTATTTCTGGATTGCCTAAAGCAAGGAAAACTGATGGAGTCAAGATTGAAGCTGGATGGAATGGTTCTAAAGGTAAATTCACCGCAAAACCTAATCTGTTTACTGCTTTCGTTAATGGTACAAAGGTAGACATATCGGTTTTGAATGACCAGCCGAATGGTACAAAGGCAGGGGATACGGTAAGCTGGAATCCACAACTGTTTATAGATGATAAACGTGTATCTCCTATTTCTGAAAATGCTACTCTGCTTTCTGTTGACCCTGTTAATGAGAATTATAACGAAAATACTCTCGAATGGGATTATGGGGTATGTAAACGCAGGCTCAGAATTATCGAGGGGCGTGTTAGAGAAAAGTGGGTATTTGCAGAGAAACCAGATGGTAAGATACGAATAAAGCACAATCAGTCTGGAAAAATAAAGCTCAGGCTTGGTTCTGGAATTGATGCCAATGGTGAGCATTTACCAATTGAAGTCATTAATGATGATGAGGAACGGCTTGATGTTTTCGGTGTTGATTTTCCTGTTGAAATAGGGGCAAGTGCTACATTCTATCCTGATGCTGACCAGGAAACTTCGAGCGTTGATGGCTACGTTAAAGAAGAAAAAGGTCTTGGAAACGGAGTAGCTTGGGAAACACTAAGAAGCAGTTCGGGAAGTGGTGTAGATGACAGTGGGAATTATGTTTATTGCACTCTTATTTATGCAGATAACAATAGCGATAAATGGAAGGATTTATTTAGAGGAATAACATTATTTGATACATCTGCATTACCAGATGATTGTACTATAACCGATGCTGTTTTATCAATTCGAGGTCAATCAAAACATGATGGTTTGAATATATATGCAAGTACATATTTAGTTATTGATACCTCAAATCCAGCATCAAATACAGCTTTGGTCGCAGGTGATTTTGATAGTTTTGGAAACAACTCTCAAAGTGGCGCAATAAGTTATAATAATTTTGATACAACTGACTATAATAATTTTACTTTAACCGAAACTGGTAAAGGGAATATTGATAAAACAGGAATTAGCAAATTTGGTGTTAGGGAAAGAACTTACGACTTACAGGGGAGTGCTCCCGATTGGGTAGATACAGAATACTTAAGTTTAAGAGGTTGGTCATCTGACAAGGGTGCGGGCTTTCAACCGAAACTTATTGTAACGTATACAGAACCCGCTCTTGAAGTTAATGTTAATGATTCGGTTTCTACAACTGATGTCGTTTCAAAGGCACTTCTTATTTCTCTTATCTCCATATTTTCTGCGGTTTCTCCCATTGATGCTGTTGCAGTTGATGCTCCTTTTGTTCCTCCACATTCTATAAATGTAAATGATACTATAACACTGGCTGAAAATTCTCCTCTTGTAATGGATGATTTGGGAATTGACGCTCATGATTCTGTAGAGGCAAGTGATGTTGATGAGGTTGAATTGGTATCATTTGTAGATGTCCATGATGCAGTTGGGATTGCGGAAGATATTAATACTATTCTTATTCCCCTTATAAATGTCAATGATGCTGTTTCAATAGCGGAAAATATCGATACACGTTTGTATTTTGTAATAAATGTTGATGATTCTGTAACCCTTGCTGAAAACGTTTCTTCTGTAATGGATGATATGGAAATTAGTTTGGATGATGACATCACAATTGAGGAATGGTCTCCAGTTAATTGCCCACAGGAAATCAATGTCTATGACTCTGTGAGCATAGTTTCTGAAAGCGTTGAAATAAGCATTGCATGGCCGATTAATGTTTATGATACCATAACCCTTGCTGAAAGCATAACCACCGTATTGCCTGATGCCCTTGCAATAGATATTAATGATGCTGTAGGTGTTGCCGAAGATGTTACGGTTTCTATATATGATTTTACAATAAATGTAAATGACACCATTACTCCGACTGAAGATGTTTCATTGCTTCAGATAAGTTACATTTCTGCAGGCGATGATATTACTCTCGCAGAAGATGTGAGTTCTGTAATGACAGATATGGCTGTAGATGTAAATGATGCTGTTTCAACAGCCGAATCTATCGGCTTAATTCTTATTTCACTTATCAATACAAATGATGCTGTTTCAACAGCTGAATCTATTTCCTTTGTAATGAGTGATTCGGAAATTAGTGTTAGTGAATCAATAACTATTGTAGAAAACACAAATGAGGTATTGGTTAGCTTTATTGATACAGATGATACCATAACACTGGCAGAATCAATAGAAGTTGTTCCTGATGACCTTACAGTTAATCTTAATGATAATGTAATATTAGAAGAAGATATTACAGTTTCAATATACGATTTTTCAATTGATGTGAATGATATGGTTTCTGTAAATGAGTATACCACTCTGGCAATAGGAAATTTAGTGCCCTCAGTTTATGATACAATAATACTTGCTGAGGACGTTTCCCTTACAATGTCAGATATAGATGTTGGTGTGAATGATAGCATAACTTTATCTGAGTTGATAAGCACAGCTCTCGCTTATACAATCAATGTGAATGATACGGTTTTGGTGATTGAAAATGTAGATGTGGATTTACTGATTTCTATTGATGAGAGTGACACAATCACCCTTGCTGAAAATGTTGGAATCAATATTCCGATAACTATATTTATTGATGAAGATATTGCTCTTGCTGAGAGTATAGACATAGGCATAAGCGACTTTGAAATCAATGTCAATAATACTATAACAATTAACGAACTTGCTATTTCGGATTTACAAGTTTCAATAAATACAAATGATTCAATTGCAATCACCGAAGATGTTGATATTGATGCAAGTAGGGTATTATCGGTTTATGAATCAATTTCAATTGCTGAAAATGTGCCTATCTCTGGAGTCATTCAGGGCGATATAGACGTGTCATTTAGTATAAGTCAGCCTGATGTGTCTTTTTCAACCATACAACCAGACGTTGTTTTTTCTGTAAGTCAGCCAGATGTGAAGTTTGAGAGAGGATGATATAGATGGAAGAGTTAGATAGTAGAGCGATAGAACAAAGCACATTTCCTATAACAATGAGTTTCACAGATGATACAGGTACTGCCGTTAATCCTGATACATTATTTTGGACACTTATTGACATAAATGGAAATGTGATTAATAACAGAGAGAATGTTGAAATTTCAAATCCAACATCTACTCAAACAATCACCTTATCTGGCGATGATTTGGCTATTGATGATAAGACAACGAAAGAGAGAATCTTGCTTGTCAAGGGCACATATACATCAGATTTGGGCTCAGATTTGCCAATTCGAAAAAGTCTCAAATTTTTTATAGATGAGTTTTTTGAAATACCCGAAAAATGGGAGCCTGTGATAATTACTTTGTCAGAGGTGAGGTCATTGTTACAAATAGAGTCAACCGATAATTCAAAGGATGAGAACATCAAAGTTTTAATTCCTCTTGTCCAAGATTGGATTAAGGAATATTGTAATAACAACTTTGAGGTGAAAGGAGTTTCTATTCCATATAGCAAGGTTATTCATTTTGAAAATGACGATGTTGATACCCCTGAAATTCACGATGATAACTTAAGATTTGCAGATGAAGGGTTTCAGGTTGCTCTGACCGCCAATTCAGTAACTGGAACTGGAATTGCATTTGTTGATGGAGGTGCATCCAAAGATTCTGTTACAGATACGGGAAATGGGTTTTTAGCTGCGGGATTTAAGAAAGGAATGAAATTTGCTGTACTGGGTTCGGCTTCAAATGACGGTATTTATACCGCCCTATCCGTTACTGCTGGTGTGATTACAGTCGCAACAGGCTCTTTTACTGCAGAAGAAGCAGGGGAAAACATTACAATTACTCACGGCATTGACGTTAGAATAGATGGAAGCAAAAGAAATGATGGGCTTTATAAAGTTAAGAAAGTGACCAGTGGCAGATTGTATTTGTTTGATGATGAAATTTTGATTGATGAAAAAAAAGGGAGTTTGGTTTCTATTTCAATCATAACAGGAACTAAATTTCCTGATGGACTGAAAATGCCTGTAGCAAAATTGATTGGATACTCTTTATCACAAAAAGATGCGGGAATAGAATCCGAAAAACTTGGTGATTATAGTGTTAAATTTCGCACAGATTATCCCGAATCACTACTAAGGGATTTAGAACCATGGAAGTTAGGTACGATTTCCATATCTACCACAACGGAAGATGTGGCAGATGTCGAAGAAATTGTAATTGAAACAGAATTGCAGTAGAGGTCAGAAATGATAGAAGATTATTATACTCAGACAATGACTGTGAAGCGGTCTGCAATTTCGAAATCGGATATAGGCAGTGTGGTTGATAGCTGGGTAACTTCCTCTACCTTTTTAGGCAGAATTAGACCATTGAAAAGCGATGAAAGGATACAACATGGTAAGATGGAAGAAATAGCTAATTTTAGATTATATTGTAGTGCAAATGAGGATGTGCTTCCAAAAGATAGAATTGAATATGATAGCGAACTATATGATGTTATTACTGTGAGAAATCCAATGACATTTAGCCATCATTTGGAATGTGATTTAAGAAAGGTAACCTAAGTGCGGTATAGAAGCTATGAGAGAAAATATCTGACTGCTCTTCAGTTGGATATTGTTGATAGATTAGAAAAAGTGGGTCGAATGCTCAAAAATGAAATGAAGACGAGCATGAGAAAGAAAAGCCCGCCTCCGTCAGCCCCAGGGGAAATACCACATGTGGCAACTGGCACATTGAGAAGAAGCATTGAAGATGAAATAGATGCTTCTAAAATGATTTTGAGGGTTGGGACTAATCTTAGTTATGGAAGAGAACTTGAAATTGGAAAGCATAATATGGCTCCACGACCATGGATCAGACCTGCGGTCGAGAAAAGGAAAAAAGACATAGAGAGAATGTTTAAATGAAAAGTTTATTCAAATCTATAGTAACAAAATATAATGACGCATCGGATGAAAGTGTTGCGTTGCGAGCAGTTCTTACAAATGGATTATATTGCTATGAAGCACCCCAGAATACCGATTTTCCTTATGGCGTGTTCTTTTTGGTATCGGACATTCCCTGGGATCGTTTTGTAGAACGTGGAAACGAAGCGGTCATACAATTTAACATTTTTAGCAGAAAGACATCTACAACCGTTGACCCTCTCACAGAAATTTCTAATCTTTATGAATTGTTAGATGCTGTTTATGACGAATGTACTCTAACTATTGATAACTATACGCATGTTTCTATGAAGAGGGAATTGGGTGAATTGATTCCCGGAGATGAATCAGGAGTATATCAGTGTAGTATTTCATATAGAGTTCTTATGGAAAAGGTGTAAAAAAAGAGGAGGTGGTAAATTATGGCGGGATTGCCAGGATACAAAGGAAAGGTAACGATTGGCGCATCGAAGGTTGCCGAAATGGGCAGTTGGAGTGTTTCTGGGCAGGAATGTGAGATGCTTGAAGACAGTGAGTTTGGTGATGACGTCAAAACCTATGTTCCTGGAAGGATTGATGGTGGGGTAGTTACATTTAGTGGCCACTATGACCCTGATGACACAGTACAAACAGCGCTGCATACTGCTTACCAAAATAAAACGCAAGTTAATAATATACGTCTTTATTATGGTTCAGGAACAGCGGAGTTCTTCTTCTGTGAAACCGATACGACCTGTGAAGTTCAATCTATAGATGACTTAGGAGTTGACCAAAGTGGATTGGGAACGATTGGATTTTCACTGAAGGTATCGGGTAATGTTCTGAAAAAAGCAACAGCAGTTTTTGATGGAACAATAAGCTTCACTTCATCAAATAAAAGATTAACCAGAACAGGCGGCACGTCATTTATAACATTAGGTTTTGTGGCTGGTCAAACATTGACTGTTAGAGGAAGTACAAACAATGATGGTGAGTATACCATTGCGGCAGGAGGAGTAGCATCAACATACCTTACTGTTGAAGAAGATTTGACTGATGAATCGGATGTTGCAAATACAGAAGTAATTGGAGTTACTTAATAAGGAGGTGAAAAAAACATGGGACAAGGACTACCAGGTTACAAAGGAAAGATAATGGTTGGCACTAATGTTGTGTCAGAAATGGCATCCTGGTCGGTTTCTGGGATGGAAACTGAGATGCTGGAGGATACTGTACTGGGTGATGACATTAAAACCTACGTTCCCGGGAGGATTGATGGTGGTACGGTCACCGTTACGGGACAATATGACCCCTCTGCTGAAGCTTCGAACGCTCAGAATGCCCTCTGGACAGCATTTACAACTCAGACAGCAGTTGCGGAGGATATGACATTTTACTATAGTGCAACAGGAAATTTTGGTATTTCAACAGGGGGCGAAATATTTGTAGAATCAATTACCGATTTTGGAGTTGACCAGAGTGGTCTTGGCACAATTGGATTTGTGCTGAGGCTTTCGGGTGGTTATTTAGAAAAGAAGGCTTAATCGTTTAGTTTATATCTTTTTTTTAATAGCCAAAAAACGTGAAAGATAGGCAAAAATCAGTTATCTACCAAAA